GGTTGTATATTCATTGTATGAATTAATAATAAAAAACTAATTTATGAAATTATCATTAAATAAAACAAAATTGTACTATTATGATAGGGATTCACTCACCTTTAAAAAAGGCAAATGGATTAACGGACTATACCTATCTTTAATTTTAAATATGCTAATAATAGCAGGATTACTTTCTAATAATGTTTCAGTAAATATGAAATATACTAATATGTTAAGCATATTGAAGCAAAAAGAAAAAACTATTAAGCATTTAGAAGTAAAAAGCCAAGATAGTGCTACTGAATATACTGATTTCAGAAGAAGTTTGCCCCTTAAATTAACTCTAAAAGAAGAAAAAAGATTGAATCATTTGTACTTTACCTATAAAAGTTTAATAGATAAGCATCATTGTCCTCATAACTTATTATGGTATATTGCATTTAAAGAATCAAGATTAAACTTAAACGCTAAAAATTCTAGTTCTTCTGCTAAAGGTATGTTCCAATTTATAAATGGTACCTGGAATGCTATGTGTAAGAGAGGGGGGATGGATGTTTTAAATAGATATTCTGAAGAAAAACAAGTAAAGGTGGCTTGCATTTATCTTGATTTTTTATTTGAAAAATATAAAGATTGGCAATTAGTACATAAAGAATATACAGGTGGAGTTATACATTATAGACTACCTTATTACAAATAAATAAATTATCACCCTTAAAATTAAATTAAAATGACAGAAAAAATAGATAATTGCCCAGAGGGCGGAGACGGCATAGTAATTATACCCAAGCCCTCCTACTTGCTTCCAAAAGACTATTCAAGATGTATTTCTGTAGATTGCCCTGCTAGAGATTGTGCTAGGCTACAAAACTATCTTTATGATAGGCAAAGTGAAGAGCCTATATTAATGTCTGATTTTAGTCAAGACAAAAAAATAGAGTCAAAAGAAGATTGTGAATTTTACCTATGAAAGCAGAAGTCCAGGAAAAAGCAGTGAACGCTTTCCTATCCTCTAAAGATAGAAGATCCACTATTGCTCTAGCGGTAGGAATGGGAAAGACAAAGTGTGCTATTGATATTATTAAACACTATAGAAGTACTAACCCTTATTGTAAAATTTTATTTAGTGGTGCAAGACAAATTTATATTAAAAACTTTAAAGATGAATTAACTAAATGGGGTTGTTTGGAAAATAACATTACCTTTATATGCAATAAATCTTTGAAAAATTACAACGAAAAGTACGATTTGATTATTATAGATGAAATGCACAAGGAAAAAGATCTTATATTGGAAAATTGTTTGAGACTTATGAGAATAAACCCTGCGGTATCTATTCTAGGACTTACAGGTACGCCAAGCAATACCCATGAAATTCACAAATACTTTCCTATTTGTTATTCCTACCTTATCAATAATGCTATTGATAATAATTTATTGAATAATTTTCAAATGGTTGTGGTTAAGTATAAGATGACTCCTGAAGAAAAAAGTGTTTATGATTATCATCACAAAAATTATTTAACATCTCCATATAATGAATCCTACCCTCCTGAATTAGGCAAACTGAAGCAGTTCTTAAATACATTACCTAGCAAAGTGGCTCTAGCTAATAGACTAATTAATGAGAAATTTTCAGATAAAAAGCTACTAATCTATGCAGGAAGTATTGAGCAAGGTGCTAGTTTTGGGTTTTCTCAATTTAATTCTTCTATGGATAATAAAACTAAGAAGAAAAACTATGATGAGTTCTATCACTCTGAATCAGGTAGACTAGTAAATGTAGGAATCCTAAAAGAATCCGTTAGTATACCAAATTTAAAGTATGGATTTGTGCTAGGAATAGATAGTTCTCCTTCATCAAAAGAACAACTTATCGGAAGATTTTGCAGGATAGCAGTACATGAGAAAAGTTTTATATATTTCTTAGTAGCTGAGGGAACTTTAGAAGAAAAGTGGGTGTTGAATGGTATGGATAAATTTAAAGATAAGATAGCAGTAGTTAACCTTAGTAAAAATAAAAAATAATATGAAAGAAGAAATGATTAAAAAAATGAATGAAGATATGATTTTAGCTGAATGGATCTCTACTCGTCTATACAATAGAGTAGTGTGTATTTTAGAAAAACTTGATAGAAAAATTAATCTTCGTAATGAACAAAATGGATATAGAAACTTTTGTTTACAAGATTTGCTTTTAGTAAATTTAGATGAACTAAAAGCATTAAGAAATGTAGGAGAAGTTTCTATTAAAGAATTTGAATTTTGGCATTCAATAGCTTTAAAAACCAAAAAGCTAGAACGACTATGGCTTGGCGAAGGCGTGGCTACTACAAATGCTTAACCAAAGAACTAAATTTTATTAGCCACATTTTATAAATACCTTGTTAGGCAAAATTATGATAAACGAAATAATAGAACAATACGAAGATGAAACATTCTTAAAGGCTGATGGGTTTGATGAAGCCATTATCGGAGTATGTGAGGACTTTAATGCTCCAGTTAGATTAATATATTCAGTTACAAAGTGTATAGAAATACTTATGAGAGATATGTCAGAAGAAGATGCAATGGAGCATTTTAATTTCAATGTAAGTGGCGGTTATGTGGGGGAGAAAACTCCGATATGGTGTTGGGACAATTTCACCTAACGGTAGGCTACTTTGCGTAGTTAACCTTGGTAAAAATAAAAACAATGAATGATTTTGAATCTGCAAAAAATATAAATGAATTATTTAAAAATTAATTTCCAATAAATTAACCAACTAAAAACTAAAAGAATGAAAAAGCAATTAAATTCTACTTACTTAGTAGCAGAGTATCTAAAGGAAAACAAAAAAAGCTACATTCATGACATGAAAAAAAAATGTAAAGCAAACAACGTAGGAGCGAGGGTAATGGCACTAAGGCGTTCATTTGAATGGAAAATAGATACTATTTTAGAGGGGTACAAAGATGGCGTTGCGATATGGTATTATAAGTTAGTAAAGGCAAAAAAAATGCCAGAGCAGTACAATTTAAAGCCATTGAATAAAGCTAGTGCATAACGTTCCGAGTATTGCCGCAGTAGCGGAATTAGAATTACAAAACTTAAAATTAAGAACAAATGTCAAATAGAAAAACAAAAGTTGAACATACCACAGAACCCGCTATTGTCGGCAATACTGTGTTAGCTGCCGTTAAAATCAAGGACTTACCAAAAGATACCAATTTGCAAGGCATAAAGGTTAAACTACCAAAACATATTTATACTTCTTCAAGTCTGCCGATGTATGGTATAAAAAATAAGCCTGTGTATTTGCAAGGATGGGTAATGGGTGATTTTTTTGTAAAAACAGACTTGAAAAGCAGTCAAATTTATCCTATGTTTTGGTCGTTTGTTCCGTCAGATTTTCAAGAATGGGAGGTTGTCAGTTAATGGCAGCTAACGTTATAGGGCTTGGCGAAGGTGGGCTTGTAGGATGCTCAATTTTAGCAGAATGTGTCTGCCCACTTTTGCCAAGCCCGTGTTATATGCCGTTTGAATTATTAACCAATTAAATAAATATAAAATGAATATCATTAAAGATAACAGAATTGTATCAGACAAAACATTTGCAACCCGGTTTGTAAGTTTCTTAAAAGACATACAAGTTAATGACCCAATGAGCGAAGAAGAACTTGAATATCTGCGTAGGGTTGCACATTCTTTACTTCTTCATCAAGCTAATACTTGCACCGAAAAAGAAGAATTAAACTACTTAGATAGGTGTCACCCAAATGGCATATAACTCGCTGCTTTACGAAATTTTTGTAACACAAATTAAACCTAAATGCAGATAAATACTGAAATATTAAACATAAGGATAAGTAAAGAGCAAAAGCAAACCTTAGATAAATTAAAAGAGTATAATGTTAACGTAGCTCAATTTGTGCGAAATGCAATTAAGGAGAAGTTGCAACGAGAAAAAGCCGAAATAATAACTAACTATAAAAATTTAGAATGCCCATTTTGAAAAAAAAAATAATACATTTGCACCTAAAAAAATAATAATTATGTTTAATAAAGAAAAAGACAGATTAAGTTATAGTTCTCTCACTAGACTTATAAAAGAAGGAGTACAAGGATTTTTAAACCCTGTATACAAAAGAAATAATGCTTTAGAGAAAGGGTCTATTATAGATAAGATAGTTTTTGATGAGCCTATCACTGAAACTATTATAGATATTCCTATTCCAAAGCCTCAAATTAAGGCTATTATTGAAAATATTTTTACAGAGGAGTATAACTACGACCTCTCTGCGGAAAACTTAGAAAAGGTTTGTGGTATATTAGATGTGAAATCTAAGAATTTTGAGAAAATAAAAGAATCCGTTCTGGAGTTTCCTGAATATATTGAATATGCAAAAAATCCAAAAGGTAAGTTTCTAAAACCTAATTTTGAATTAGGAACCTCTATTGCCAATAATGTGCTAAAAGATAGAGAAGCCGCCTATTTATTCAGTAATGGTAAGGCTCAGTTTGAGTGGAGTTTTCAATACAGAGGATATAACTTTTTTATAAAGACAGATTATTTAAAAGTGGATCATGATAGACAAGAGATTATTATCACTGATTTGAAATCCAGCAGCTACCCTCCGAAATTTCCTGATAGTGTGCAAAAATATTTGTATCACTTACAGGGGGCTTTGTATACAAAAGGGGTGGAAGACTGGATGGAGAAAAATGATTTGAACCATTATGTACTAAAAACTTTTCATTGGGTGGTATGCAATTCTACCAAAGTAGATAGTGTGCTAGTATACCCCCTATCTTATAAAGACGAGATGGAAGGTAAACGTATTTTAGAGGAAACTTTGGATAAGATTGACAAGTACATTGAAAATGATTGGCAAGAAATCCCTGAAGAAGATACCTTAACTTTTTTCTAAATGACAAACCACATAATCACAAAAAACAAATCCTTTTTCCAAAAAATAGGGGAGTATAGTTACTGTAATCTTGAAGACATGGTGCTTCCTGAAATAATAGCGGTAGATACAGAGACTACTTCCCTCTCTGCCTTTGAGGGGGAAATATTTGCCATTCAAATAGGAACAGGGACAAATAATTATCTAATTGATTTGCAGACACATAAAGAGAATATAATTAATTTAGAGGAAGTTATGCCTTTTATATTGGATAAGGTTATGATATTTCATAATAGTGCCTTCGATTTGAGTTTCTTCTTTATCAAGAATTACTTCCCTAAAAAAGTGGGAGATACGATGTTGGCATCTATGATTCTACACAATGGAGAATTCGGAGTATCACATTCTTTTAAGAATTGTATGCAAAGAGAGCTAGGGGTTATATACGACAAAACAGAACAAGCTAATATTGCTAGAGTTCAGTTATCGCAGCCATCCACAATTCAATATTGCTTTAATGATGTTGATAGACTATTAGAGTTACACAATGATTTAGTGATTAAATTAAAAGATTATGAAGCCATAGATTCTTATAAATTGCATTGTAGACATATCAGGGCACTTACATATATGGAGTTATGCGGACTTCCAATATCAAAGGATAGGTGGAAAGCAAAAATGGATAAAGATTATTCCCAATACAAAAAATGTGAGAGAGAAATAATTGATTATATTTTTGACACCCTGCCTAAATATAGAGTTTTACAGATGGATATGTTTAGCAACGAAAGGAAAGTAAATTGCCTATTAAGTTCTCCTAAACAAATGATAGAAGTGTTTAAAGATTTAGGTATAAATGTCACTTATAAAGAAAAAGGAGAGATAAAAGAAAGTTTAGAAAAAGGAGTTATAGCTAAGTCAAATCATGAGTTTGTAAAAATGTGGCTTAAATATAAAGAAGTGGAGCATAATGTAACTACTTTTGGAGAGGGTATTTATTCTAAAATAAGGGATGGAAGAATATACACCCACTTCAAACCGATAGTAGACACTGCTAGACTATCTTCAAGAAAGGGAGAGATAAACTTTTTAAATTTTCCCTCTAACAAAGAAACAAGAGAATGTTTCGTGGCAAATGAAGGATTTGACATTATTGTAGCTGACTACGCAGGGCAAGAAACAGTTGTAGGGGCTGATATTACTGGAGACCAAGCCATGATTTCTTCTATAGTGGAAGGAAAGGACTTACACTGTGCCTTTGCTAGAGTTCTCTATCCTGAATTATTAGATCTTTCTGATGAAGAAATTATTAAAAATCATAAAGCAAAGCGAAATGCTTCTAAAGCACCTAGATTTTGTTTCCAATTTGGGGGTACTGGATTTACTTTAGCAGAGAATGAAGGATTATCTATAGAGGAAGGAGATCGTATTGAAAAATTATTCAAAGAATTACATAATGGAGTGTACTCTTATGGGGAAAATAAGCTAAAGGAAGCTTTAGAGTTTGGTTATATTCAATATGCAATGGGATTTAAATTAAAGCTACCAATGTTTGATATTTTCAAAGACCTTGATGAGAAGATTTCAAATATGGATAGAGATTTTTGGAATAAATATAGAGTGGGTAAGCAAGAAAATCTGAAATTTGAGAAAGCTAAAGATAAAGGGAGTTCGTATGTAATATCAGATATGGGGGCATACAATTGCTTTAATGCAAATAAACTAATGATGAAGGATTATTTCAGTTTAAAATCTCAGTATATGAGATTATGTTTAAATGCTCCCACACAAGGCACTGCTGCCCATCAAACTAAAATGGCTTCAGTGTTGTTATTTAATCAAATTGAAAAAAACAATGACTATTGGAAAGCAAGGATAGCAAATGTAATACATGATGAGATAGTTTTGGAAACTGAGACTCACCTATCAGAAAAATATGCTAGAATACTGGAAAAAAGTATGATAGAGGGTGGTAATATATTTCTCACCAACCCTACACTATTTATGAGTGCTGAAAGTAATATTGGAAAATCATGGTATGAAGCCAAATAAATTAAATTTAAAGTTATGAGAAGAAAGACAGTAAAAAAATCCAACACCACAACTCCTAGGAAAAAGAAAAAGGTAGTTAATCCTAGAGTAGTGAGAGAATATTGTGGAGGTACAATGACCAAATCAGCTTTTTTTGGTGCCATTAGAGCTTTTTTAAGACAGAGGTGGTTATACTCTTGTCCTTTTAGAAAAGAGATACTTAAAAGGGCTTATTCTGCCTTGTTAAAAAAATGGCAATGCAATCATTGTAAAAAAATGTTCTTAAAAAAAGATGTAGAAGTAAATCACATTGAGCCCTGTGGTAGTTTAAGGGATTACTCCGAAATAAAACCATTCCACGATAGGTTATTCGTAGAGGATATAAGCAAGCTAGAGGTGCTTTGTAAAGGTTGTCATAAAATTTTTACAGAAAAAAGTAAAATAACGCTTGACATTTGAAAAAAATATATTAATTTTGCAGAAGTTTTTTAAAACAAAGGGAATATGAGTTACGAAGAAATGGGAAAATTAGCTATTAATCTTCCCCAATTAAACATTATCCAATACTTAGTAAAGAAAGGGTTTATTAGAAATATACATCTTACAAAAATAAATACTAATAATCCTTTAGATTTTGAAATAACAGAGTTTGGTCAATCTTTTCTTAATGGAGAAAAATATCAACCTCTTGTTTCTGAACAATTCTTAGATGAATATATGATATTATTTAGTAAACAAAATTTACAAGGAATAAATAAAAAAGCATTTAGTCCTAAAACTAAAGTTATAACTAAGTTAGAATCATTTATGAAAAAGTATAAAGTTTCTAGTGAAGAAATCCTAGACGCTGTTAACTATTATCATCAAAATGCTGACGATCTTCGTTATACATTGGATGCTCAATATTTTATTGAGAAAGATGGGGGCAGTTTATTGTTAGATATTATTAATGAAATGAAAGAAGGAGTATTTAGTGACCAAGATAAACTTATATTTTAATGGATATTTTAAAAGTAATAGAAGAAAGCAGGGATTCATTAATACAAGGACATATTAATTCTATTCCTATGCCATTCAACGGAACAAGAAAAGCCTTTAGTGGTATATTTCCAGGTGCCCTTGTTTGTGTTACTGCTGAAACCTCTGTAGGTAAAACTTCTTTGGCTAAGTACTTATATTTATTCAGTGTTGCTGATTATATTTTAGATGACCCTGCGTTTACGTCTTTTAAATATAAATGTATATGGTTTGGATTAGAAGAGTCTGAGGAAGAATTTGATATTAGTATACTACAATATGCCATCTCTAAATATTTCAATAAACATTGTACACAGGATGAATTATTGAGCAGGATAGAGCCTATTTCAGAAGAAGTGATTGCTATGATAAAATCAGATTATGTTCAAAATTATTTTGACACTGTAAAATCTTTCACTAAATTTGACGATCAAACTGGACATGCTACAGGTATTTATAAAACTTGTCAAGAGTATTCAAAAGAAATTGGAGTACACCATTATAAAGAAAAACAAATTGGTGCGGGAAAAGTGATTAATGTTTATAGTCATTACACTCAAAACGACCCTAATACAATAGTGGCAGTAGTTATAGATAACGTAAACATTTTGGAATTAGAGAAAAATGAATTAGGCATGTCGCTTGATTTGTCAGGATGTATAGACCGACTTGTGAATACTTATATGAGAAAGCAAGTTACAAAGCATTGGAAATGGCATGTATGCTGTGTACAGCAGCAACAAATGGCAGCAGGAGATCTAAACCACTACAAAGCAGGTAAGCTTGAGCCTGAGCCTCAGAAATTAGGAGATAATATTAAGGTAGCTAGATCTTACCAAGTTATCTTAGGATTATTTTCTCCTTACAAGCACAAAATGACAAATTACTATAAGTATCCGATTTCTACTTCTGAAAGAGTAGATGGCTTTGAAGAATGCTTTAGAACTATACATATTTGTAAAAACAGATTTGGCAGAACAGGAGTTGCAGAGCCTTTGTTTTTCAACCCTAAAGGCTTCAGTTTTTTCACTATGCCAAAAAATGATGACACCCAAAATTTAAACCAATTATTAACCTATAAACAACAAATTTTAAAAGATGAGTAATTTAACATTGCCAACAAAAAAGATTCCAGCATCAGTTGTGAATCCAAGAACAATGGTTATTTTTAGCCAGAAAAAGACAGGGAAAACCCACGCACTCAGTGAGTTGGATGGTAATCTTATTATTAACTTTGAGCATGGTGCGGATTTCTATGATTCCATGAGAATTAACATAGACTCCTTACAACAATTCGATGAATTGGCCAAACTTTTCCACAAAGAAACCCCTCATTACAAGTTTATTACACTTGATACGGTGACTTCTTTGAAGGAGAAGCTATTGAATCAATTAGCAGTGAGAACCTATAACAAAGATACTGGTAAATCGGAAGCTGCTGACTTTGATATTGATAGATTGGAATACGGAAAAGGCCAAGTGTACAAGAGAGAAGCCTTATTCAAAATTATGGAATTCCTTACAAGATTCTGTGATACATTGATTATTGTAGGACACGTTGCAGATAAATCAATATCTACTTCAGGCCAAACAATTAAAGAGCTAAATCTTGAAGGTAAATTGAAAGACTTACTTGCTCTAAGAGTAGATGCAATTGGTTATATGTATAGAAATACAGAAAAACCTAATATAAATATGCTTTCATTTATCCACTCTGAAGAAATTGTAGGTGGTACAAGATGTAAGCACCTTAGAAACAAGGAATTTGAAATCTCAGAACTTGTCAATGATGATAAGCTAGAGACCCATTGGGACAAGATTTTTATTTAATAACACACAAACAATATTTTTAATTTTTAAATTTTTTAAACATGAACAACAATGTCAAAATTTCATCTAGCTCAGGGACCAAAAAACTATTCTACGGAATATCTGCCTTTATTCCTAGTATGATTAACCCTAACAAAGCTACCCTATCTGAATTCTTAGGCAGAGATTTGGAAAAAGAACCTGAATATCTAACTACAAAAGATATAGATGGTAAACAAGTGAGAGTGTTAAAGCTTGATATTTGGGGAACTCTTCCTCAAGCCGAAAACACAAAAACAAAGATTACATTTTGGCTTGAAGCTAGACACGATATTTCAAGAAGTGGAAAGCAAAAATACATTAATGGCCAAGGTCTTACTTCTTATAATGAGGACCCATCTGTTATGAATAAAAACAAGGTGTGGTATTATGGAGACAACCAAAGAAAAGCAATGGTTGGGGAAGATACTGTAGTGGACTTTTTCATCACCTTGAAAAACTGGGAAACTGATTTGTCAAAATACACTATGAGAGAGGGAGATGTTCCAAGTATTTTTCTTCCATTAGAGAAATTGTTTAAGCAAGATTATTCTGACATAAATCCTTTATTTGAGGAGGGAAGAGGTATTAGAGTTTATGTAGGTATTCGTTCAAGTGAGGGTAATGGTAAGACATATTATGATATGGATATTTATACCAAAGCTTTCCTAAAAGACTATCCTGGGATTAAAAGCTTTGATAAAATTATCAATGCTCTAAAAGGAGAGTATTCTTCTTTCAAAAAGAATATTGCACCAATTACATCTTCCTTCCAAGAATTTGACCCAAATGAATTGATGGCTGAAGGCACTGAGGAAACAATGGCTTCCTCGTCAAATAATATGGCATTTGATGATGAACTTCCTTTTTAATCAATAATTATGTTCACTTTAGATCAACAGAGCGATATATGGAGAAATTACTTTGGAAGTTGGGAAATTAAGGGTACTTATAGTAATCCTTTAAGGAAGGATAAAAGCCCTAAATGCTATTTTACAGTTATCAATGATAAGATTTTATTTATAGATTGGGCCCATCATCCTACACATTCTGACTGTATTTCTTTTGTATCGCAAAAGTATAACTTAACAAATAAAGAAGCTATTACAAAAATAAATTATGATTTAAAGTACACTAGTAGAGTGAAAGGAGGATTTTCAGGAGAAAACAAAGGGGTGGCAGTAACACCCCTTTCTTCCTCTGTAAATAAAGATACATACACTCAACAAGCAGCCGAGAAGATAAATTATTCTGTAATAAAGAAAAACCTCTTTTCAAAGGAAGATATTGATTACTGGAAAAAATTTGGTATTACAGAAGCTACATTAAAAAAATATGATGTATTTCCTGTAAAGTTTGTTTTAAGAAACGGAGTACTAAATTATTCTAGTAGTGAATATAATCCTATATTTGGATACTACCAAAATAATCAGCTTTTTAAAGTATATAATCCTATAGGCATTCCTATGCAAAAGTGGAGAACAGTTAAAGCTGTATTAGAAGGGTACCCACAACTTGAGTATAAAACAAATGTATGCTTTATCACTTCTTCTTTGAAAGATACTATGTGCCTAGATTCTTTAGGCTATGATGCATTTAATTTGCCATCAGAAAACAGTTACAAAATACTACTTCCTATAATTGAAGAACTATTCAGCAAGTTTGAGCATGTTTTCGTATATCTCAACAATGACGAAGCTGGTAAGAGATTTTCAAGACTATTAACCTTAGAGATTGATAATAGACTGAAATATATCAACAACCCTTCTTATTGGGCACAAACAGATCCTTCTGATGTTATCAAAGATTTAGGAGTAGAGCCTTTAAAGGAAGTTATAAAAGAAAAATTTTCAAGAGATAATGTTATTTTAACAAATAAAAATTAATAAAAAATGATAGTAAAAATAAAAAAATTGAGTGAACTTGCAGAGATACCAGCTTATGGAAAGCCTGGAGATGCTGGAATGGATTTGACTTGTACATCTATAGAATTAGATGCCAATGGAAATTATGTTTATAGAACAGGATTGGCTATAGAAATCCCTAAAGGATTTGTGGGATTATTATTTCCAAGGTCATCTAATGCCAATAAATCTTTAATGCTCACCAATTCTGTGGGGGTGATTGATTCAGGCTATCGTGGCGAAATTATGTTTAAATACAAACCTAATTATCAGTTTTTCTTAACTGAAGTGGATAAAAGACATGATAAAATCTATAATGTAGGAGATAGAGTGGGTCAATTAATAATTATGCCTTATCCTGAAGTGGTGTGGAATGTTGTAGATGAATTGTTGGAATCTGAAAGAGGAGATGGAGGATTTGGCAGCACAGGATTTTAATAAACTAAACAACCCAAAAAGGTTAAAAAAATTAATTACCATTGTTTGTTAAAAAAACCGTATCTTTACATAAAATTAAAAATATTTATTATGACCCCACTTGAATACACATTATTAGCCACTAACATACTAGGGATGGTAACAATTTACATGCTACAAAAAGGATATAAAAGGCTTGAAAAAGAATACAAAGAATATTTACTAGACTCAGTTACATTTTTAGAAGACACCTTAAAAGATTTAGATAAACTTCAGGTCGCTTTAGATGAGGTTAAACCAAAACCAGCGGCTAAACCAAAAACTCCTAAAAATGAGAAAAAAACAATCACTAAATAGGATTGTAAAAGAATACAAAGACGCTACAAGGCAGGAAATATGGGAAGGAGTTAGAGATAATTTTATTTGGGGCTTTCTAGCCTCTATAATAATAGTATTTGTCTCTATGAAATCCGATGTCGCTGTCTTGGTGTCTTATGTAGTTTATTACACATTTTTAAGTAGAATTATAAATAGACCAAAATATATCACAGATTTGGGTAAATTGGTAGTATTTCCCTATCCTTCTGCAGCAGGTGCCTTTACAGGATATAAATTATCTTCATACATTTTAACTCTTATTTAACATGAAAGACAATCTAAAAAAAATAATTCCTTTATTAGTATTTCAAAATAGTAGTTTTTATGAAATACTTATTACGAAAAACTCTAATAACCAAGTAATTAAGCATTACATGGTAGATAGTTTGCAAAATTTAATGGCTAATTACGATGAAATGAAACGTATTGCTGATTATTTAGATGCCAGTGTATACATTAAACTAGGCTCTTATTCTAAAGAAAAACTAGGATATAAAATAATAGAAACCTTGTCTAAAAAATTAGAGAAGCAAGAACTAGACTACTCTGTATTAATTGAGGAATCTATCGGCAACTTAAAATCAAATTTTGAGCATTGGATAATAGATATAGATTTTAAAGATGTATCTGATACTGATATTATTAGAATTCAAAAGGCAATTAATGATTGTGAACCTGGAGGTAAAAATATTATAGCGGAGATACCTACACCTAATGGGGCACATATTATTACAAGACCCTTTAATACTAACCAATTCATACCCCACCAAGATGTGTTTTATAAATGCAAAGTGAATAAAGACAGCTCTACAATTTTATATACTAATAGTAAATAAAACATTAATACAGACAACCTTATTGATTAAAATAATCTCAAATAAAATTAAAATTTTTTTATATTTTTGTAGCTACTAAATTACAAATCTATAAAATGAGAACACTTAAACTATTGATTATAAGCTTGTTGGCTTGTATAAACATTTATGGACAAACAGGTCCCGCAGCTCCTTCTACTGGTATATGGGCACTTATTGATACCGCATATAATATTGGTACTACCACTCAAGGATTTACAAAAGCAAGAGTTACATTAAAAAATACCACCACTACAAAAGTAACAGGTGTGCAATTCAGAGTCTTTTATGACAAAGTTGCTTTTAAAAACTCAGTGGTTAGCTTAGTGGGAAGTACAACCAATCTTGATTTACAATATGTAACAGATTCTGTAAATGGATTTTCAACTATAACATTAATTTATACAGGTAATAGTAGTACTTATTCTCTTGCTAATGGAGAAACTTTTGAACTGACTCTTACCCATGCTGCTCCATCTATTTTTAACAATTTAACTTTTATAGACTCTTTAAAATTTTCAGGAGTATCTACATTTCCTCAATATGCTTCTACACAAGCAGGTATGGATACCACTTTAGGATTGTATAGTTATAATGGAGAATTTAAAAGACCAAGATTAAACTTTAAAGGGACTTTCCAAAATGTTAATGGAACTGGTGCTAAAAACTTAACTTTATCTTTAGAAAAGAAGCCTAAAGCAGGGTCATCTTGGACTCAAGTAAACTCTTATAAAACAAATACATCGGGCAAATTCTCCTTCTCTGAAATATTAGATACAACATTCTGGGATGTTAGATTGGCAGTTAAAGGAGATACAATGGGTGTAGGTAATGTAGTGTCTACAACAGACGCTCAATTGATTAACCAATGGGTATTAGGTGTGGGTACACCAAAAGATTTTGATTTCTATACTGCGGATGTAAATGGCAATTCTAATATTACAGTGGCGGATGCTTTTGGAGTATTTGGAAGAGTAGCGGGAAGAATAACAAGTTGGTCTAATAATGTAAAAGATATTAAATTCTTTACAGCAGCAGAATATGCTACAATTACAGGAACACCTACAACAAACTATACATCAACTATTTCAGGTGTAACTAATTTTT